TCTAAAAAAGCCTCTAAAAAAGCCTCTAAAAAAGCCTCTAAAACTATAAAAGGTGGTGCTGCTAAAAAATCATCCAAAAAAACTTCTAAAAAAACTTCTAAAAAAGCTTCTAAAAGGGAAAAAAGGGATTAAAAATGAATGGAGGAGGTATGACTGATTGTTGTGAAAAACCCAATTGGTCTTGTACAAAAATGATTAAGGGTGATTTAGTTACTTACTGTTGTAATTGTAAAGAAGGATTACCTGATAATTAATTTAATGATGCAAATACATTAACCAACTCAAAGCCATAGATTCAATAGGATCTTCAATAAGTGTAAATATTTTTTTATTTTCAATAAAATGTTGTTTAAATATTTTATTAAAAATATTATTATTTATCATAAGATTTTTAATAACAATATCATTTGGTAAAACAAAATTTTTCAAATACCAAAACAATTTTTTATGTTCAAGTTTTTTAGATTCTTTCAAATTTAAAATTTCGTTTAATTCAATTAAAATTATCTCTGGTATTATAAATTCACTAATAATTAATTTTATAATATCTTCCGGTAAATTATTTATCAAAATTGTATTATCTTCTTTCATATTTTACATTATATTTTAATGATGATATTTTAATATTATTTATCAATTTTTTATATAATCAATTGATTAATTTCATTAAATAATTTTGAAAAACCAATAAAAAATCTAAAATATTGTGAATTCATTTATTGTATTTTAACTAATAATAATCATTTTTATTTATTCAAAGATTATTCAAAATAATTGTTTATAATTTGAACCAATTTATCTGGGTCTGATTCAACAAAAATATTTAATTTGGCAAAATCTCTTGTAATAAATTTTTCCTTTATTAACAAATCAATCTGAGCTACAAAATTATCAAATATTCCATTTGTATTTAAAATAAAAACTGGTTTAGATGCTTCCCCAATATCATTTTTTGTAATAACCTCTAATGTTTCATAATGTGTTCCATAACCTCCAGGAAAAACTAAATAACCATCTCCCAATTCAACTAATTTTTTTTGTCTATCAATAATATTATCAAATAAATAATCATCAGGAATTCCTGGTTCAACAAATCTTGATACATTTGAAGAAATTATTTTACCTCCAAGCTCTAACCATGTGTTTCGTACTGTCCCCATTATTCCACCAGTCCCACCCCCATATACTATATTATATTTTATTGGGTCTAATTTAGAAACCAAATAATATGTTTTGAAATAGTATATTGGATTAAGATTTGATTTTGAAGAACAAAATACTGTTAAATTATTTTTTAAAATTTTGGTATTTTCCATTTTCTATATTATATTTATAAAAATAATTTTTATAGTATTTAAAATACAATTTTTTAGATTATAATAATTTATAATCTTTAAATTTATCTTTTAAATTAGCAGATGGATAAAATCCTAATACAGTAAGTGAATTGGGAGCAATTTGTGTTCGTCCTGCATCTCTAATATAAATAGATTCAGGTTCCCCAATCATTTGTTCTATCTGCTGTTGGGTAGCTTTAAGTATTACTTTGGCGTGACCAGTCATTTTCCATTCAACATATCTTTGGTAACAATCTGGAACACCTTTGGCAGTTTCATATGATTTTCTAATTATTTCCTCTGTTATTAAACCAACAACATGTCCAACTTGGCCTGCTATTTTACCTTTACCCATTTTTAAATCATCATTAACCAATATATACATACATTGATTATTTATATTTGGTTTAGATAATTCAGTTAATTTAGCTAATTCATCTAATTCATCTAATTCATTTGGTTCATTAGATTTATTTGCTCTAGTTTTTTTACTCATTTTAATACTTAAAATTGTATATTATATTATAAAAAATACCATATTTATTATTTTTCAATTTTTATTAAATTTCTTTTAATTCTATAATAATTGAACTTTTACCCTCAAGTGCTTTATCATAAAATCCTCTAACTTTTTCAATCGAATTATACTTAAAAGTAGTATTTCTAATGTTTTCTTGAGCCAAGCAAATAATATCAGGAACATAATAATTTGATACTGTAAATTTGGTCCCGGGTAAAAATACTATCTCTTTTTCTTGAGGATATTTTGAATATGATGAAATATTTTTTCCAGTTTTACTTTTAATTATAAATACTATACCTCTTTTTTGTCTAATTAATTCAGATGAATTTTTCCAATCAATATTTGAAATTGAAAATCCTCCCCATTCAACTTGGTTTCCGATTGCATAAACAGATTCATCAAATATACAATCAACTGCTCTGAAACATTCACCTGTATAATTTGGTAATAGCTTTAATCCTTGGAATAAACATCCAATAAATCCAAACCAAGGGGAACCGATTGAGATGTTTGATAGATTTTGATTAACTGATTTAAATAATTCCAAATTAGCAGTGTACAAGTATATTGAAAGAATTTGATTAGGATTTAATGGGTTGGAAGTTGAAGTTGAAATTATTTTTATTAAATTAATTTTAGCATCTAATAATAACATTTTCCAATACTCAATTTGATTTATGTCCTTTAATCCAATCATTTTATTTTCATCTAATTGAATTATTTTATTTGTTTTTAATTTTTCAATAAAACTTATTAAATTCATAGAAGTATTTGTGTTACCAATTAATTCAATTGATTTGGTTGTGTTATCCAATCCAAATCCATTTAACATCTTTAATAGTAATACATCAAGTGAATTGGATTGTGTTATTGTAAGAGGGGAAATTATATCCGATTTATATTGTAGAAGCATTTTGTATTGGGGATTTGAATTAGCCAACAAATTTATACGTTCCAATTGTAAATTTGTTTTGATGTCTTCAATTTCAAATCTAGAATACAATTTAATTTGAGATTGGTTTATACCTAATAATTCCATATCCAAACCTAACATTTTAATCCAAAAATAAGGAGTTATACCTCTATCATCTGGTTTAAATATATTAGAACCCAATTCAATTAATTTACGGGCTAAAATGTTTTTTCCTGTAAGTAGAGCCCAAGCTAATGGACTTGTTCCTTGGGATAAATTTAATTCAGTTACATTTGATGGGGAATAAACCCCAATTGATTTGGAATATTTGGATAAAATATCTGCACAATCAATTGAGTCTGCTTCAGTCCTAATAAACAGATTAGAAAACATTAGAGACAATTTAGAAGTAAAAAATTCTTCTTTCAAATCTTCATTTCCAGCCAAATCAGCATAATATTCAGGAACTCTTCCTGAGGAATCTTCCATTCCCATTAATTGAATTGTTTTATCTCCCATATCCATTAAAAATCTTACCAAATCTTTATGACCATGTTTGATAGCCAAATGAAGACAATTGGATTGGGTAGTAGTAGTTTGAGAATAAATATCTGAACCTAACTCAATTAATGTTTTTACAGTATTTGTTCTTCCATAAAATGATGCCAAATGTAATGGTGTTGATCCAGCAATAATTGGATTGTCATCTCCACTTCTAAATTCAAGATTTGTGTCATACTTATAAATTACTTTGACACATTCAATATTACCTAACTCAACAGATGCTAATAATGGATTAAAACCATCTATTTGGGCACACCAACCTAAATAATATTTTAGATTAGATTGATTCATATTAGTTTGAATGTGATTTAAAATTTGTTCTAGTAATTTTGATTGATTATTTCTACAACATACAGTTATCGCATTTTCTCTATCAGGATTGAATTTTTCCAAATCAACTCCATATGCCAATAACAATTGAACTATAGATTCTGAACCTTTTTGACAAGTTGGAATTAAAGGACTATCACCTTTAGCATTAACAATATTTGGGTCAGCACCCATTCCTAATAATTCAGTTACTATATCAGTATGTTTATTACAACACGCAATCCATAAACAACTTGTTCCCTTAAGATTTTGCCAATTTATTTGGGATTGAAGTTGTTCAGAAGGAATATGTTTTAAACAAGTATAAAATAATTCTAAATTACCTTTTTCACAACTCAAATATAATAAAGTAGTTTTTTCTGGTTCACCTGCTTCTATCACATCTATTATTTCTGTTGGACTTGCTTTGGCAGAACCTAATAGGATATCAATAATTTTTATCTGGTCCAAAGTTGGCTTTTGAAATAAATACATATAGTCTGACCATAGGATTGGGTTTTTAATTTGGTCTAGCGAATTAGCAACCACATCTACCATTGATTTTGAAATTGCTTTAAATATATCAATTGATTCAGCCCCTTTCATTTTAGATAACCATACCAATCCTTCTTGAGTGGGAACAGATTCTTCCATTTGTTCAGTTACCCCAACTAATCCATTAAAAATCATAAATTCTCCAGTTTTCCAAAATTTTTTGCTAACACAAGTTCTTAATAGATTTTCCACTTCCAAATGATTTAAATTTGGTTTAGCTCCATAATCAAATAAAATTTTAACAGTTTTCCAATAACCATTTTGGATAGCCAAATCTAATGGAGTTTTTCCATATTTATTTGAATGTGAATTTACCAATTTAATTAATTTTTCTTCAGAATCACTACCAACAGATTTGGCAATATGTTCAACCAATCCAAATTTACCAATAGAACACACAATTTCAAAAAAACTCATATTATCTGAATCTTTATACTGTGTTAATTTGGTTTTATTTGTTTCATACCATTGAATACATTCTAAAGTTTTTAATCCAAGTCCATTGACTATATCGGTATCACATTGTAATAATTTTTGTTTTGGAATTGTTTTCCATTCTAATTTGGATTTTGAATTAAAATGCATTTTATGTACAAGTAAATCAACACCACCAGCTTTAAAACCTAATTTATTTTGATTAGAAATTAAGGAAGATTTGGTTGGGGTTTTAAATTTACCTTCAAATTTTAAATCATTTAGTACTCTTGTGGTATTGGAATCAAATGAATTACCAGTTCTAATATTTTTAACAGTATCGAAAATTTTATCACATCTTATCAAATCAATATTAGATTCTAATTCAGATTCATCTATACAAGATTTAATTCGCGACCTTACTGCTTTTGTTCTTTGTTCAATTAATTCCAAATGAATTTGTGTTGACAATGATAATGATTTTGAATCAGAATTAGACATATTTACAAGTCCAATAACTTCTCCCATTAATTCATCAATCAAATGGGTGTACCATTCAACCCATATTGAATTAACATTTTCATCCGGATTAAATTTACATCTGACTCCAAATTTGGTCGAACTGTCAGACCCAATTTGTATTTCTAAATCAAAATAATCCATTGATTTTGTTACACATTCAGTTAAATCTAACCAAAATATAGGACTATCTGAATAAAGTATTGGGAAAGGACAAGATGTAATTTTAATTGGGATAGAAACTGTTTGGGAAATCACGTCTAGTAATGAATTAATTTTGTTTGACAAACTATCCGAATCTTCAGTTGGGTCAGCATATCTATAAGCACCTTCTACTTTGGTAATTTGTCTCAATGAATTAAGGAAATCATAATCATGTGAATGTCCAAAACCAATTGTGTGAATTTGTAAATTAATACTATTAATATCAATCGCATTATTTATTTTTTCCTTAAGGGTATTGACTAATTTAATTCTATTTGTTTTAGATACAGATGAATCTTCTCCATCTGTTAAAAATATTATACTTACATTAGTTATTGTTGGGTCAATCATTTCCCCACATACCCTAACAATTTCATTAAAAGCTGAATTAAATGAGGTTCCTCCTCCAGCCTTTATTCCATCCACAATCAATCTATATGATTCAAGTGTTTGAGAAGTATTTATAAGAATTGATGTGGCTAAATCATTATAAGTTATAATATTAGTTATTATGTTTGAATTAGAATAAGCCAAATCAACAATTCTATTTAATGAATACTTACATTGGGTTATAGGACTACCTCCCATACTTCCTGAATTGTCAATAACTGGGATTAATAATGTTTTAAATTGAAATTTATTGTCTAAACATTTCAATTTGAGTTTACCTAAAATAGTTTTATAAGCAGAACCAACTGGTTCCAACCAATCAACCATACCTTCCCATTCTGAACTAATTTGATTAGAGGGTTTTTTATTTGTGAGATAAAGTGGATTTGATTCTTTAAATCTCTTTACAATATTTAAAATATTTAATGATATTGGTGCATTTAAAATGTCAAAATTTCCTATCAATTTAGAACAATTGGGACATTTTTTTTCTCCAACTAATTGTTCTTTCACACATTCATACAAAGGAATTTTACTAATTGCTTTTCCACAACAAGGCATAATTATTGGATCTTCTAACCAATCTAACAAAATAGGACACATTAGGTCCCAATCTGCCATATTTTCTGTTTGTTCAACTTGATTCATTTATTTATATGTAATTTTAAATTTAATATACTTACATTTATTATTTCAATTTTTTAGTGATTTTTTAAATTAAAAAATCACTAAAAAATATAAAATATTTTATTAATAATATATATAAATGAATAAATATTCATATTTTGATTTAGTATTAACATTTTTAAAAGAAAAAGATACAAAAAATTTTTGGAATGAATTAAATGAAGTAATTAAATCACACAATTTATATTTTAGAAAGTTAGATTTAGTTCAAAGAATTAAATTAGCATCTGAAACAGGTATTTCATCAATTAGAGACCAAGAATATAAATCATTTGAAGAATTAAGAAAAGGAATAATTTTATTTCCAGTTGAATCAAAAGTTACATTAGATGATATGGAATTATTAGTATTAGTATTAAAAAGATGTAATTCGATTTATTCATTTCAATTGAATAATTATACCTTAAGTTCAGATAAAGAACCATCAGATAAATTTGCTTCTGTTATTAATAAAATTGATGAATATATAAATAGTTTTTCTTATGAAAAAATTTTTGCAAAACCTGATTTTTTTGTTGAATTTTCAGATTCTAACATTCAAGATTATATTAAAAAATCACCTCCACCAGAATTATTGCATATTTCTAAAAATGATAAAGTTGATAAAATAAATAAAGACTCAAATATACTTGAAAATAAAAAATCTGCTTCCGATATACCAGAAGATTTTAATCAAAAGAAAAAATTTTACGATCTAAATACCGAATTTATTTCAAGAGATAAAATTTTTGTTGATTCTAAACAAAAATTAATATTTGAGTATCAATATTTTATTAATAATTTTTTCAATAAATTTGTTAAAGAATATATAAAAAAAAATAATCTTAATGAAGAAGATATTTATTTTATTTATAAAGGTGGTACCTTTATGAAAATATTATTTCAAAAATATAATAATATAATGAAATCAAATAATAAATTTATGGAAGCTAATAAAAGTTATTTTAATAGATCTGATTCTGATTATGCTTTATTAATTAATTCAAAATTTAACAGAGAAGAATATACAAAACATTATTATTGGATGAATGTAATGACATATAATCTTTTATCATATATATCAAGTTATATTGATAGTAATATTTCTGACATATTACCAATTAACGAGATAACTCAAGAAGACCTTATTGCTCAATTAGAAAAAATAAATAAATTATTATGGGATGACAGAGATAGAACAAATATAGAAAAACAAAAAAGATTAACATATTTTGATGGAGTTAAAGAATTTATTGGTATTACAATTGGCAATAAAACATATATGAAAGAAGAAATTCCTGAAAAATTTCTTTTGAAAAAATTAAAATCTACATCAATTACTGATAGTTTTGATAAATTAAAAAAAAATAATGAATATATTGATAAAAGTGAATATATGAAAAAATATAGACGTATACCAATTCAAAGAAATCCTTTTTACATCACAATAAAAGAAGAAAATGGTAAATATTACCAAGCATTATGTAATATTGATAATGTTTCATTAAATTCTGGAATTTTTCAATATTATAATGAAACAAATAGATTTAATACAACATTTATGAATAAATTAAATTATTTTACTTTACATAGAATTAAAATTAATGTTATTTTATATTTTAAATCATGGAGTGAAAAAAATGTTGCTTATGGATTTTTTCAAAGTCCTGCTGAATTGGTTGATGTGCCAATTGGAACTTATGACGATTATAAAAGTCACATAAATTTTAATGAAACATTAGAAAAATATGAAAATGTAATTGATAATAAAAATTTATTATTTTACTCATATAGTATATATGGAATAATTGATGATTTATGCAAAGCATTATTTGTTGAACAAGAATATCCTTGGACTGATATTAAATATGAAAAAAAAATACATAGATTAATTTATTTTTTTATTTTATATTTAAATAATGCATATTCCAATTTGGATAATATTAAAGTCAAATTGAATGATTATTTTAAAACATACAAAATAGTTGATGGTCAATTAATTTTTAAAACTTACGAAAATAAAGAAATTTCTTCTGATAAAGATTTATTATACAATAAAATATTAAAATATTTATCTGAATTATATGATAGAGTTAAATCAAGTGGTAATAAAGATAATGAAGAAAAAATGGATGTAATTAAAAATATATTTTTATCAAATTTAGAAATGTTTAATCCTGAAGAAATTGATGATAAAGAATCTGAATCTGGATTAGAAAATGTACCTTATCTTAAAAAATACCTTAAATATAAACAAAAATATTTATCTGTTAAAAATAAATCATCTTAAATAAAAATTAAATATTTTCAATTACTATTTTATCGGATTTTGTTTTAGAATCTGATACATATTCTATTTCTATTTTTTTATTATTCATAATTAAATCTAATTTTGATTTAATTTGATTAATCATTTCAAAATGTTTTGATTCGTCTGATTCAAATTCCTTTTCACAATCTATTACTATAACATTAGGTTCTGCTAATAACCACGCATCATGATAATCATTTAACCCCTTTAAATAATCTAACCCTATAGATTCTTCTTCTACTCTAGCACGCTTTTTAATTCTTTGGGCACAAGTTTCCGCACTCGCTTTCAAATAAATGTAAATTTGATTTGATTGAGATCTAACATATTGATGATAAAAGTCACACCACAAGTTATACATTTGATGTTCTATTTCAGTCATATGTCCTTGGTCATGAAGCATTGCTTCAAATACATTTTTATCTGTTCCCAATGAGCGATCTAAAAATATATATTGAGACGTAGAATTTCTAATAGTATTTTCCATTTTCATCATTCGAGTAATACAAGCAACATTTTGAAAAGAATATGCCCATCTGGGAATATCTTCATAAAATGTTTGGAGAATATTTTTACCATCTGAATTGGTAAGATTTTTCCACATATCTACTGGTTCTGGTATTACTTCACATCCACCATCCCATTTTGATTTTAATATATTTATAAATGTTGATTTACCAACACCTATATTTCCTTCTACTGATATAATAATTTTATTGGCTGGTGACATATTATTTAATATTATTTTTTCTAATATTATATATCATTTTCAATTTTTTTATAATTTATTAACAAATAAAAACACTTTAAGTTTATATTAGGTACTTAAATATAATAATTAAATAACTAATCAATGGAATTTATAACAGATTCTAACTTAGATTTGAATTCAAAATTTAATAAATTAGCTGAATTATCCGGATTGGATTTAAATACTATTGAATATTTAAAATCAAATGGATACCAATTTCAAAATAACCTACACAAATTTACTTTACAAAGTTTAGAAGAAAAAAATTATAAAATATTTGAAAAACTTTTATTCCAAGGTACTTGGGATGATAATTATGATGTAGTGATTGAAAAAAATTGTGTGGATAAAAATGGATATAATTTCAAACACAAAACAAATTTATTATATTCGATGGCAGAAAATAATTACTTTGAACAAAAATATTATCAAAATATCATTAAGTCAGAAAAAAAAAATTTAAATTTTAGTAAAAAAAATGGTGATACTTGGATTTATAATTCAATTCAAACTTGGACAAACAAATTTAGTGAATATCAAATTGTGGATATTATTGGAAACTCAAAAATTAATTCTATACATAAAAATAAAAAAAAAGTATACAAGTTTATAAAAAAATATTTGATAATAATTATGACAAATTATTGTTTTGTTTATTAACAAATGGTTTATTCGATGAACATAAAGATATACTAATGAATGTTATTAAAAATAAACATTTTGAATTTAATAAATATACACAATCATCTATACTTTTGTACAAATGGATAAAAAAAAATAAAAAAATTAGCACCACAATTAATAATACAAATTGTTTTTTTTATTTGGAAGCAACTAAAAAATTATTTATTCCCGATTTTAAATTTGATAATAATGACAATAATAATAATAATAATGATAATAATTATAGTCAAGATTATATTGAAATTATATGTTCTGATTATATTTATAATTATGCTGTTAATGTTTTAGGCTCGATTGCAGTAAATTATTATATGGATAATAATACAATGTTAGCGAGGGAAATTTATATTAATATTGACCCAAACAAAACTATTGATTATTTTAAAAATTTTGCCTCAGATGTTATTGAATATAATTTTGCAAAGTTATATGATAATATATGTAAAGGACTTTATACTCAGGATTATATTCCTTTGATAAAAAATATAATTTTTATCAAACACAATATCAATGTAAAATATAAGGATTTAGAAGATTTTAAAATTAAAATTAAACCAATTATTCCAGAATTACTTAAAGTTCAAAATTTTTCAAATTTAGATTGTTGTCTAGAACTTTTTAATAAAGCTATACTTGATTCAAATCAAGAATTATGTTTTGACCTATTAAAAAATAATAAATTACAATCTTATAAATTTTATGAGATAAGTAATAACAATAATAATAATAATAACAATAATTATGGTTTAAAACAAATAAATAAAGAAATTATTTTAATTGTGTTAAATAATAATTTAGATGAAATAGTTTTATCTTTGATTCAATTTAAAAACATTGAATTAATTGAATATAATTTTTGTTATTATGGTAATGAATTTATGTCTGATAAAATGTATAATACTTTTTTGGAATTATTATTCATTAAAAATAAAATTGGATTAATTAAAAAAATAATAGATAATAAAAAAATAAACGAAATATACCAGAAAAAAAAAATAATAACTTCATCATTATACTTATCATTTTATTATAATGTTCCAGAATTAATGTATGATATATTTGAAAATAATTTACTTTCAATTGAACCTGAGATATTTATTTACAATCATAATAAAATAAAATCAACAAATTTTTTTAATAATAATTTTTTTGGTGATGTTAGTTTTTCTTATGGGTATAGTAATAATTCAAAATCATTTTCAAAATTACAAATTAAAATAGAAAAAGAAGGTGAATTAAACCCCTATAAAAATATATGTGGATTTGAATTGATTTTTCAAAATAACTTGGAGTATATTATAGATAAGAGTATTGAAAAGTTTGTAACTACATTACCCCATTATTTAATTGATAAAAAATGTAATAGTCTGTTTACATTAATGATACAAAATAATCAAACTAAACGATTAGAACAAGTTATTAACTTTTTAGGTAAAAAAATTTTTAATCATATCCCAATGTTTGTTTTGAATGGATATAATCTTTCATTTACACATCAATTATCCAATGGATTAGAATTATATTGGGCTTGTAAAAAAAATTTAAATAATATTGCTTGGTTTTTGGTATCAAATAAATTGGGAAATATTGGATATACAGATTCAGATGAAAATACTTGTTTAATATTAGCTTGTGAAAATCGAATGGATTCTGTTGCTCAAACACTAATAACTCATATGAATACAATATTAATTAATCATACTAATAATAATAATTTAAAAGCATATGATTATGCTAAAAAAAATAATTTAACAAATGTATGTTTATTACACCTTTTTCACTGAAATTCAGGACAATCATTCAAGTTATTTGAGTGCAATTGTACCTCATAAGAGGCT